TCAGCACCAAAAGATAGTACATCCACAGCGACCTTACCCCAATCGAAACCTTGCGATTCCGGTGGGTTAGATTGGTGGCTGGTGAGACTGGTATTTGATGCCTTAACCATCGATTGCTCTTGTTGCTCAGGGGGTACCTGATTTGGTAGCAAGTTCTGAGGATGTAGAGAGGCAGTATGTACGGCAGCGTATCCGGCTGGATCAACCTCAGATAACGTTTTAGCACGCACATTTCTACCAATCACCTCAAACACTGCGAAGGTTTCCCATTCGAAGGGTTGACTTGCCACTGCAGATTCTGTAATTATGCCCATAAACTGCGTTGCCCCTGCTATGGGAGGAAAGACCGCTTGAAAGTTGTTTTCCTCGTCATAAGCAGGTCGGTAGAGAACTTTTGACCACTTATCTCTGGAATAAGGTAATCGCCGGCTCTCTGTTTCACCATCTATATCCGTTATAGTTCGCGTTATTAAAGATTGGTGGTCGGGATCCTGGTAAGCTACCAATTGTCCACCTAAATTCAAATTCGTTCCTATATAACGGACACGGATACCAGCACTAACCATTCTATATTTTGCTAGGGTTACCCCAGATCCAAAACTAGCAGCGGAATATTCTGAATTACTACCGTTATTAATCACGCCCGTACCTGCATTAGTAAATGCTGTACCTGCGAAAGTACTATCAGTAGTAAAACAACCACCTAAGTTATTGGCTATAAAATTGGTCGGTGTTAGTAAGATGAACCCAATGTTTGTTGTTGAACTCGTTGTAAACACACCCTTAGCAAATACTCGAACCTTCTTAGACAAAACTGCCGGGAAGGAAGGAATACAAGCTTCGGGCCCTGTAAAAGGATTGGCCAAGCAACGGGCATATTTCATTGCACAAGGACTCAAGAAGCACAGTTCACTCTTAGCTTTACTGGCACTAGAAGGCAGAGTGTTGACCTTCTTAGTGAGTTTCTTCTTCTTACTTTGCGTCGACATCTAATGCGACGTCATTGGGTCGAGCCTCCACCAAGTATCTCATGTTCCAATTGAGATCATAATTGGGACCTACATTAATAATATCACTCCAGTCCATACATATCTTCCAGGTTTCCATTAATTGCTCAAAAGCAATTTGTGAAGAAATGGATATCCCGAAAGCTCTGTGAAAACTGTCACGAGCAATATCATTAATTGGATGGATTTTCGAATTATAACGCCCTAAGAAATCTCGCCTTTCCAATTTAGCGCGATATAAATTTGAACATTTCGTAAAATTAGGTGATTTTACATCACGCGTATTCCTAATTAAAGCTGCAGCGTAAGATTGAAGAACGGGCACATGTTGATTAAGAACAAGTTCACAAAGTCCAATAGCGTTCACCATAATACCACTATTGTGCTCAGAGAATTTGTTGGAACAAAGACACGAGTTGATCACTTTCATTGGGTTGCGCACCATCTTCCATTTACCAGGTTTATATTGAATTGGTCTGCTCTGGCACCAATCAACCTCTTCCATGGAAGTGGCCACCGATTCAATTTTGACTTCATGGCCGTATTCTAGGAAATGTTGACCAATTGTTTCAACTACCTGAGAAAGTTTAGGTCGTTGAACAAATAGAATTGCATCATCTCCATCGTCCAATATTTCAAAACGTAAATCATACCTAATGCAGTAACCTACAAGCATCATAATCATAATCACACAGTTTCCAAGTGCAGTATTCATATCACCACTCATCCTTCTGCCTTTTGTAATATAACGAAAACCACTCCTTGTATAGCACTTATTTCTAAGTTGATATTTTAGGAGTTGTTTAAATTGCTTACTAGGACATAGGGATTCATACAGCTTATGTTCGCACTTAAGCTGTTCGACTGACACATGCTTGTCAAATCTGCTACAATCCAAAGAAACGGCAACACTGTTATCTAAAGATTGGAACTTCTCCAACAACAATTTAGCTCTTTGCCTCTGATTCAAGCCTTTACCAACAACACGACTATTACTAGTCAGTCTATGGTAAAGACAGGCTTGATACAAGTTGTGCTCAATCGGTTTTAAGAATTGAGCAACAGCTGCACAATACACAGGATGTCTAAATTGAATTGCACGTGGGTCGGGATCTATTTTACTAGCACTCGGATACACCCGCTCGACCTTGACAAACATGGTCACATTTGCATGTTTTGGAAGAAATCCTCTGCGATAATCCTCACAAGCTTTGAGATACATCTCTCGCTTGCTTCCGGAATATGCATAACAGAAATCTTCCAAACCTTGTGGTGAAGATCGAGGTAAAGAACGTAAGAGAACCTTGAGTCCGGTTTGAAGCCACCCCACCCCAATACTGGTGGTTTTAGGAACTGTACCCATAACTCTATTGACAATTGCACGGTGTTCATTATGTGTACATTGATGGTGGAAAATTGGAACCAGGCAATTCTTCGTTGGCAATCCAAGGTGGAAGAACTGCTTCTTATGATCCACGCCAGTGTCCTTTGGTATTGAAAT